CAGTGATGCCGGATGGCTGATCGCGGGGAACCTGCGTGACGCGCAGCGAGTCACGGCCTGCAAATACAATGGTGCCGCCGCGCTTCGGACGTGGCGACGGTAGTGCCTCGGTCAGCACAGAGAGCAGGCTGACACTGTCGGTAACGCCGACCATGCGCGGGTCGTCAGCCCGGAGCTGGCCCAAGACGCCGAGAAATGTCGTGCCACCGAAAAGGCACGTCTCGCCGTGCACCCGTAGGTGCGCGACGAATCCCCTCTTGATGGCGTCTTGGGCCGGCGTGGGCATGGAGGTCAGCAGAGCAGCGAGACAGTCACGCTCTTGTCGGTGTTGTCACCACCGCCTGTGGCAACGGCGAGGTTAGCCTGGAGGTAGCGCTTGGTGGTCGACGGCAGGCGGACCGTGCGGGTGGCGGCCGCGGAGCCGTTGGTCGACACACCGGTGACGACAAACGCGGCGAGCTCGGGAATGTCGGTATAGGAGCTGTTGTCTGCGGAGTCTTGGAGTTTGACCGTGAGCGTCTTGCCGTCGGCGAGCGACGGCAGCGCGGGTATAACGATCTCGACTTCAACCGAGTCGGCAAACGCACCGGCAGTGGTGGACTTGAGGTCGAGGGTGGCGGTGTTGTGGTTTGCACCGGCGGCAGGGCATGCCTTGGTGGTGGTGAGAGCCGCATCGCGGCGGGTGTGAATAGCCATGTTGTTTTCTCTGTGGTATGTTATCGGTTAGGTTACACGGCGGCGCGGGTGGCGATCGAGTCAGTCTCGACGATCGGAACATCGGCCAGCGCGGTCGGGATCGCGGCAAACGCATCGCCACGGCCGGAATCCTTTTGACCGAGCGACGCGCTGCGCGAGCTCTGGAGGTAGAACTTGGCATCGCGGCTCATGAACCAGTGCGTGGGCTTGCGTCCGACGGGGAACTTCGAGACGAGCTCGTTGCCGAGCGCATCGTTGAGAGGCTTGGCCGACGTGATGTTTTTAACGCAGCCGATGGAGTACTTGGTCGTGAGGTTGAGGCCGATCCACGCGGACAGGTTGTTGACCCAAGCCATGAAAGACTTGTTGCTCGCATCCTTTACCTGCTGGCGGAGCCACTCGCCGAGCTCAAGCGCGCCACCGTTGCCGAGCGGGAAGTGAACGCCGTCGCGCTCGTTCTCGTAGATCGCCCACGCAGTGTGCGTGACATCCCCCTGGCCGGCCGCGTTTACGACCATGCTACTGTCGACGTTGGCGAAAAGGCCGGTGAAACCCTTCGAGTCTGCGCTGATGCCGTCGTAAACCTGCTTGCCGACGGTGATGAACGAAGACTGGAGTGCGGCGATGCCCTCATCGGTAAGGATGTCACCGATACGTCCTTCATCCGCTTTCACGATCGCCTCATCGACCTGCATCTGGCAGTCGAGGAAATAGCAATCGACGGACTTTTGATCGTACACGGAATTGCCGGGCGTGACGCCCTCATTGGCGCCACGGAACCCGCTGCCCGGAAGACCGGTGCGGAATGTGGCCTTGTAGCTGGTGCCCGTGATCGGGCGAACGGGGATTGTGCGAAACTCGGGGGCGACGGTGAGGACCTCCTCAATGAGGCCAACGACCTCGTCCGAGCCGGAGCGCTTCGCGATGTCGAGAAGAGTAAGAGGCATTGTAGTGTTTTTTTTGGTGTTGCGGTTGTCTTGTTAGTGCTTGGCGAATTTCGCCATGATAGCGGCGGAGACACGGGCGCGGCCGGTGAGCTGATCGCCATTATCGCCGTAGTTGGCTTTAAGCGGAGGCGAGCCGGGCGTGTGCTTCTTCGCTTGGAAGCCAGCGAGAATCTTGCGGCCGGCGTCGGCGTCCTTGGCGATTACGTCGGCGATGACAGGGCGCACGGACTCCGGCACCTCGTACATCGCGGCATGGCGCTCAACCTCGGCAAGCGCGGCGGCCTTGATGCTGGCGGCGAGCTTCGTCTGGGTGTCGGCGAGAGCCGCCTTTACGGTGGCGAGTTCGGCGGTGGTTGCGGTGGCAGTGGAAGCGGCGCCAGTGAGCTCCGCGATCTTGGCGAGGATGTCGGCCTCGGTAGCCGTCTCGGGAAGGCCGAGAGCCTGGGCGATTTCTTGCATTTTAGGTTCGCTGTTGGTGGTTGAGAGGTTGGCCGCGAGTCGCTCGATACGCTGGAAGGCCGGCGTGTTTACGAGCGCGCCGATCGGCCCAACCTCGGGGATTGCTGTCACCCGACCGCTCTTGTCTGCGAAAAACTCGGGTGAGAAATATGAATACACGCGGCCTTGCACGGCATCGGCTCCGGCCTTTGTCCACTCGACGCGCACGCGGATGCCGTCTTGCCAGAAAAACTCAACGGGGATCGCGGCGGCCTCGCCTCCCTCGTGGTCGAAGTCGATGAACGGGCGCGAGGCTTTGCCTTCGTCGGCGAGCTTGCGCGCGGCCTGGAGTTGCTCGTTGAGCTTTGCGGCGTCGGCTTCGGTGGCCTCGATCTCGACCTCGGCTGGCTCATCGTCGCGCGTGCAACAAACGAGATGCCGGCCGGCCGGCATCCATTCGATGGAGTCGGGGAGGGCATCGGGCGATGGCGCGATGGAGGCGGTGGAGAATGCGCGGAATCGGTGTGTCTTCATGCGGAGACTGCGGCGGGTTGCTTGGTCGGCGTGATGCCGTCGAAAATGGCGTTGATCGGGGCCTCGGGAACGAGCGGGAACGCGGCGCGGGCGATGGCCTTGGCCGAACCCTGCGGTAGATCGCCGGCGGCGACAGCCATGGCCAATTCCTTGAGCGCATCGACCTGCGCACCGTTAAGCGCGGTGGCCTGCACCGAGCCCGTCGATGCGGCTACATCGCCAGCGGAGCCGGTGTCGTCTTTGCCTTCGGAGGTTGCGGCGGGTGCGGCGGCGGACGCCGGAGCCTCCACGCCGAAAAGGCGCTTGGTGACAAGGTCGTCGATCTGCTCTGGAGTGAGGCGCGGGTTTACACTGTGCATCTCCTCGCGCAGCTCGCGGATGTGCTCGGCACCGTCGGCACCGTACATCGCGGCAAATTCCGAAATGGTCATCGCGCCGCAAGCGAGGTCCGCGCGGTCGCTGGCGTTTTGGCGTCCATCGTCGACGGTGAGCTTGCGCGGGAACTGGTGCGCCACGGCCTGCCAGTCGACGGGCTTCGGCGTCTTGTCGTTGACGTGGCAATACTCCCAAAATCCGCGCAGCTTGTTGGCAACGACCTGCTGCCATTGCTCGATAACTCGCTGCGCGGAAGCGAGGTCGCGGCGCGTGTCTGCGCCGCCCACCTTGATCTGCAAAAACGCGCTCGGCGGCATGTCGCCAGCCAAGCAGAACACGCCGAGCAGGAAGTCGATGAATCCTTGCCACGCCGTGCTTGGGCGCTGCGAGGCGACTTGCTCGTACTCCTCATCGGTATCGAGCACCAGCCCCTCCGGCCCTACGATCTCGCGGTAACGGGCGTCAGTATCTGTTGAGGCGGTACTCGAAGCGGGGCGCGCCACGACGCCGCGCGGAGCGACGCCGCCTTTGCGCTTCACGATCTCGACGGTCTTGGCGGCGGCCTTGCTCGCGGCCTTCTCCAAGTTCACGAGTTCGTCGACGTCGCGGGCGGTGTTGATCGCGGGCGTGAAAAGAGGCACGCCGCGTCGCTGTCCGGCGCGGAACTGGCGGAAAAAGTGAATGACGTTCTCGGCGGGATAGCAGCCCGGGGGGACGCTACCGCTATTTCCATCACCTTTATCGACTCCGACCGGCACGTAATAGAGCGGGCGGCCCACGTCGTTGCACACGATGTCGGAGATCTGGTGCGCTTCGATGAGCTGTATGCGCGGCCCGGATTCGTCGCTCGTCTTCAGCGCGAAAATCTCGCCGTCGACGATCATCGACCGGACGATGATCTGTTGCAGCGCGGGCATATCCGAGGTGCCGGTGATGTCGCACGACTTGCCCCACTCGGAATATCGCGCCGTAGCGGCATTGCCCCACTCGGCGTCTTTGCTCGCCGACGTGGCCATGATGCCAGTGCCAACGATGAGCGTGGTCATGCGTTTGACCGCGCCGGAGTACACGGCCGAATTGCAGTCGAGATACCGCGAGTTCCTCCGCAGCGCCTTGAGCACGGAGGGCGTCAAGTCCTTTACCGCGTCCTGCACCGTGTGCGAAACCGTCGAGCGGTTGATCGAGGACGTGGCGGCATCGTAACCGGCGCGGATGTGGACGATCCCGACGGGTGCCGAGGCGGTGCGCTTTGATGCGCGGCGGATTTGCTTGGCGCGCTTTTCGCTCATCGGAAGCCGGCCGCGCCGGAGAAGTTAAAGCCGTAGGCGCCGTCTGTGTCGGCGATCATGGCGAGCGCATCGGTGACAGTGGAGGTGTCGCTAAGCACCCATGAGCGGGCCTCGTCGACGAGATCGATCACAGAGGCCGGAGACCATGACGCGAGAAACTGAAATTGCGTGGTTGTGCCTGCACTGGAAACCGAGACGACGGAGGAGCCAGCCTGAAGGCTTTCAATGGCAGCGTCGGAAATG